CTCATTAGCAGGTAAATAAGTTTTACTTGTAGTAGCAGTTGGTGATGTACCAAATGTTATATAACAAGCAGCTGTAGATACTATTCTAATATATTCTACATTAGATCCAAAAGCAGATGATGCTGCTGAAGATGTAGATAAACTTACAACTTGCAAAGTAGCTTCTCTCATTGGGTTCATATTTTGTTCTCCTTATGTTTAGGATATGTTCCCAGAACGTTCCAGGAACACTATTCCTATTTAATTATCTTCTTATAACAAATGTTACTACACATTCGCAAGCAGTTGAAGATCCACCATCACTTATCATTTCGATAGTTCCATCTTCTGCTACATCATTTGCTGCAGTAGGTTCTGATGTGTCTACATCACCAGCAGCAGATCCAGATTGTGTTACTGTAATTGCAGAGCTAGTCATAGCTGTTCCACCAATTTCCCATGTAAGAGCTGCGTCAGCAGATGTAATTGCATTTGCAATAGATGTTATAATTTTAATTACTTTACCTCCATCAGGCACAGGTACAAAAGTTGATCCTGATGCACTAATGTTAGTGATTTTAGATGTTAAAAAATAGTCGTTTAATGTTCTCATTATATTCCTTTAATTGTTCCGATCCTAACCTATCTCAGATCTTCAATTGTTTGAAATGCTGCTAGGCGAGCAGATTTAAGGTTACTCGCCTAAACAGTTATATATTATTATGAAGTAGTAATGTCAGCAACATGACCTGATGCTGCTTCATTTCTAGATTCAAGAGTTGCTTCTACTAAAAGCTGTCTTTTCTCAGAGTCGCCTGTTTTTGACAATTCATGCATTGTGAAGTCTCTTAAGAAAGCTACTCCCCAGTAATCCATGTCTAATACCCACGCATCTCTATCATTAGAGAATCTGTTAGGTACTACTTGTAATTGACCAAAATCAGAAGCGTAGACATCTACAGCTGTGTATAGTGTAGCGTCTGCACCTGCGTCAAATCTAGTACTGTTGCCTGTGAATCCTGACAATTTTTGCTTATTGAAAGGTCCAACCATAATCATAGTTGGATTTCCACCTGCATCCCATACAGATTTAATTACAGATTTTAACTGTGCTTCAGTAAAGACTCTTTGAGTGCCATTTGTTCTAGCAGTATTACCTAAACCACCAGATGCACCGCCTGAACCGAAAACATCGTTAGTTGCTACCCAAGAGCCAAGTCCGCCTAATACTCTTGCTGCTGATGCTGAACCTGTTACTTCAGCATTATTAGAAGTAAGAGAACTTTCTATATCTCTTTTAAGCTCTTTTGCTTTTTTCGCGATTTGGTAAGCGATTTCAGATGCTCTACCAGCTTTGTCAACTGCTTCCTGCGTACCTGTGATTACAACTGTCTTGTCTAAAATTTGACAAGAGTTAGATAATCTAGTTGTTGCAGTAACAGCGTCTAAAGTTGCTTCGTCACCTTCAATGACAGCATTGTTTGTAACTGCTGCTGCCAATGAGTCTGTTTGCCATTCATGAAGAACTGCAGTTGATTTTGTTTTCCCTGCTGAACTTAGAAATGGCGTATCTGTAGGTGAGATGTTATAAATAACATCAGAAAGATCTTCTCTTTCACCTATCGAATCATACGTATCAAACGTATTTGTTGGTTGTGCCATTGTTTATTTCCTTTGTTGAGATTTAAGATTAATCATGTCAAGTATAGCATTCTGTGCATCTTTAATATGCCCAGATTTACGTAACTTGCCAATCTTTTGTCTTATAGCCTCTCTACCAGAACTCGTATTTGATTTAGCAACACCAGCTTTTACAACTTTAGGAGCATTAGCTACTTTCTTTTGAACGATAGGTTTTTTATCTTTCAAGTTTTGGTAACTCATTGCATCCTTTGCAACCATAAGAAATCTATGATCTGCAAGTGATCCTATTTCAGAATCATTAAAGCCATAGTTTCGTAATGAATTACGCATATTAACTTTAAATGTATCTGTTTTGTTTGGATCGGCAAACTCTGGTATTTTTGTAGCTGCTAACTCTCGCTGTGTATTCAGGAACTCATTGTATTGAGATTGTTGAGCTTCTTTTGCTTTAGATCTGACTTCCTCTAGCTGCCTGTTTTGTTGCCGTAACTGGTAGTCCAGTTTAGATGCAGCTGTGGGATCTTCGTCATAAAGTTTTTGAAGATCTTCACTTCCTTGTTGTTGTCTGACAGTTGCGTCAGCAGTTGCTATTAAATCATTCAACTCTGATAATCGAGTATCATAAGATTGACGAAAACTTGTCTTTTGAGCTTCAAGATCTCTCTTTTCTAACCCTAAAGAATGAGTTTTTTGTCTATAATCTGAGTCTCTAGAATAACCTGCCTTCAGTTCATCGAGGGTAACTTCTAACTCTTGACCACTAACTTTAACTCGGTGGAGTTCTGGTTCCTCTAATTCTGTTTGCGTTTCTTCTGTTGTCTCAGTATTTTCAGTAACCTGCTCCTTAGTTCCTTCAGACTCTGGTTGACTTTCTGGAGCTTCCTGTTTCACAGGTGTTTCTGATGGTTCTGCTTTTGATTCAGTTTCTTGTTTTTCCTGTTTAGGATTCAATAGTCCTGATATCTTTTCAGCAGCACCTTGTACGTTGGTACTTTCTGCCATAACGTTCCTTTCGTGTTGGTTGACGTAATTGAAGTTTCGTTAGATTAACTTCTTTTATTTAATTGATCTAACTCTTGTTGAGTTAGTTTTCCACTTGCTATGATGCTGTGTAAATGACCTCTGATTTTGTCTACTAGATTGTAGGCTACCCAAAGGTATGTACGCTTGTCATTCTCGGTGAAACTTGTATTGAAGATTTCTTGTTTATATATTTCAAGAAGATCTTCGAATGCTGTTTTAAGCAGGGGATCGTTTAGGAGCTGCTCTGCTCTCTTGCCTTCCCTGACTTGTTTTTCCTTGTTGTCCATTTATTTGTTGTTGAGTATTAAAAAACTGATCTTGTCCTTTTACTATTTCTTTCATCAAATTACCAGAAGATTTTAGATCTTCTTGTTCTAACATAGATCTTCGTTTCAATTCAAGCTCATCAATTTTAGAACCATATTTAAGTTCTATTTCTTTTATCTTTAATTCAAAGTCTAAAAGATGTTGTCTCATCATAGCTTCAATACGTTTAACTTCTGTTTCAGCTTTTAACTGTGCTCTTTGGTTTTCACCTTGAACCTGAGCTAATGTAACTTTTTCAAACTCAGTAGGTGGTTTAGGTGGAAGTTGTGGCATTTGAGCTTGACCAACATCTGGATCCATAAAGAAAGGTTCTATACTATTTAGACCTGCATTTTCAACCATTTTCTTTAAAGAATTATATATATTTCTTAAATTAACCATTGGACCAAAAACATTCTGTTGAAGGTTAATAGCCTGCATTTGTCTTTCTAAAATAGCATTAATCAGAATCAATTGTTGTTCTTTTGATCCTGTTCCTAATCCAACATGGATAGTAACGTTAACTCTATCTTTCCATTCGTAAGGTCTCATAGGTATATACTTACCTCTAATTCTTACGATCTTTTCTTTTTGTTGATACTTACATATCAATTCAAATATTTTAAGTGCTAAATCTTTAACACCTGTTTCAGCAAAAATTCTTGCAATCAACTCCATTCTCATTTGAGATTGAGTTAATACTTGGTTCATACCAGTAGCTGTTTTATTATTTAAACTATCAGCATTTAAACCTTGTGATGTTTTACTTACACCAGTTCTAGATTCTTTAACTGAATCTAAATAACTTAACATACCACTAGCTTGTTCTGTAATTGGTTGTGCCTGGATAGGCATCATAACATTTTGAGGTGGTTGTTTAGTTCTAACTATTCCTCCAGGACGATTAGTTAATAAATCATCCATAGCTACTTGACCATCTTGTATTGCAACTCTATTGTTATTTGTTAGATACATATTGTCTAACATTTGTCTCATAACAGTAGATTTAATTAATTGAATATCTTCAACTAATTCTGCAATAGATCTACCATGAAATCTGTGAGGCATAATTACAGGTGTCATAGAAATAAATGGAATTGTATCTACTTCCATTACATCTAATAATTTCTTACCATCACCTGCTACGCATACTTTTAATAATTCTGCTTTACCATCTCCGTCTGCATCCATTTTAATATAACATTCATGAATTAAAACAGTATCAGTAGATTTGTCTCCTGAAGATTCACCTGAACCAAAATCTATATTTTGATGTCTAACAAATACATCTTCTGAAAAATTTTCACTATTACCTGTTGGTAATGAATAAACTAAATCAGGATCATATCCCATTTCAACTAATTCGCTTTTAGTTTTGTTAACTCTATGTGCAACAAAATTTGCAGAATCAATATCTTTACATCTTCTTTCAATTAAAAATTCTTCAGGTGGAACTGGATCTATTCTTACTCTACCATAATATTTTGTTCTATGAATAACAACATCATGTAATGGGATTTTGTCTATTTCTTTTCCTTTTTCATCTGTAATAGGATCTTCGTATTCAGTATGATTTTTAACTGTAACTTCTGCATTAGAAACTAAATCATTAAATTCATCATCTGTTAATCTTGTATATTCTTCTCTTTCAGTTTTATCTGAATCATCCCAATAAACTTTTAAAATTCCATTTTTTTGAATCAGTGCATCTTTAAATGCTGTATATAATACTTTAAATCCATTATTCTCTTTTAAGAAAATATGGTTTAAATAATCTGAAGCCTGTCTTGCCATTTCTTCATCTTCAGGTCCAGTACCTTCGCAAGCAAATACATTATCCCCTGAAGTAAATATCTTCATAAGAGATGGCATT